TACTGACGAACTACCTAATCATTGGCAACCATTATTAAACTATAGGTATGAAGGTTCTAAAGACGACGATACTATAGCTAGACAAGTTGCATATAGGCATGATGTTTTAGGTGAAAAGATTGATCTAAAAGATTTAGTAGGTATTATAGATCATGACTTGAAAGCACAGTTAGTTCAGAAATATGTTGATACTCCTGGCGGTCTTAAAAAAGGTGGTTCAGGTAATGACCCTGGTACTACTAGTCATAGAGATAACTGGATAACTACTATTGTTAATCAATATACTGATGAAACTGATCTCAATACTGGTAAAACTCAAAAGTGGAGAAGTAATTATGATCAGGCAAAAAGACATTATAATGTAATCTTTAACCAAAGTAAAACAGCAGGGATGGATGATTATGATGCGGCTGTAGCTGCTGAGAAGTCAGTTAATGCAATGATATTTGGTCCTAACTCCAAGATACAAGTTAACAAAGGTACAGAAGAGAAACCTATTATCGTAGAAAGAGGTATCTGGGATGTAAAAGGTATTACTACTTTTGATATACAAGGTCAGAGAAATTTACTTAATACTGTTAAAGCTATAAATACTAATAGATCCTTAGTAAATCAGAAGGAACCATTTAAAGGTGAAGAGAAGCATTTAGAAGACGCTCTTAAATATTTAAAAGCATCTAAAAAAGGTGAGCGTGGAACTGTTTTTCCAGAATACTATAGGAATTTAGGAGCTGCTTTATGGATGGACCCTCATCAACTCATGAGAGATAGAGTAGTAGCTAATGGTTTAGCAAGTGCTGGAGAGTTTAAATTTGGATATGAAGGTATACCAGGCGAAGGTTTATTAGTTAAACATACTCCCAGTCGAGTACTTAGGACTTTAAGTTTACAAGGAGCTAATGCAGATAAGATGATAGAAATGTCTTATCTACCTTATACTGCAGAGCAAGGTTTCAACTATATCAGAAATGAGAATAATGAAGTATCTAATATTGAAGAAGTTATAGGCAAACCTATAGATGAAATAACTATTGGTGATGTAGCTAGTCTTGAAGGTTATTCTGGATTTGGTATATTTGATTTATCTAGTATAGCTTTAAACGAACTTCTTACAGAAGCTAGTGTACCATTAGATACGCCTTTCAATGAAGCTGGTCAGAAATTCTTATACTTAGCTAGAATAAGACAGAAAGCTCAAAGAGCAAATCAGAACTCTGGAGTATTAACAGATTATAGAAGACTAGTTTATATTAATGAAGACTTACATGAACAGTTTAGACAGATAGCACCCAACTTACCAGAATGGTTAGATCCTAACACCCTATCACCTGCTGGTGCAAAAGAATTAATAAGATTACTATCCGAACAATAAAATGATAGATCCTAATCAAGAAGGAATCGAAAGTATCAATGAATCTGCTGATGAATCATTGGAATTTTTAGATTCTCTTGAACAACAAAGTAAAGCTCAGGAAGCTGCTACGGTAGCTGAAATGCAAGCTCAAGAACAAGGTATCTCAGAGCTTGACGATCCTAGAGAAAAAGAAAGATGGGGATTTAAAGCATTAGCAAAGGAAGGACAATCAATCCTATCAGGAGGCTTACAAGATACTGCCTCCTCTTTAGCTACTTTTCCAGAGCGTACAGTAGATGCACTCTCTGGAGAGATGCAAAGGGAAAAAGAAAAGAAAGGTTATTATAGACCTGATTGGGACCCCTTTGTAGACTATGATAATCCAATAGAAACAAAAACATGGTGGGGTAAATTAGCTAGAGGTGTAGTACACTTCGGTTCAATGGCTGCTGCTATCATACCTGCTGCTAAGGTAACGCTAGGTAGAACAGCATTAGCTACAACTGGATTTGCTGCTAATAGCCTCGTAAGAGCTGCTGGTGTTGGTGCCGTATCAGACCTGATCTCTAAGGAATCAGACGGACACAATGCTTTAGGAACTCTTACAAAACACTATGGATGGATGGACACACCCATCACTACTAAAGATACAGATCATCCTATGTGGATGAAGTTTAAGAACATTGTCGAAGGCATGGGAATTGGTCTCATTTTTGATGGAGCTACTATGTTCCTTAAAAGAGGTGTACCACAAGCAGCTGTATCTCAAATTGAAGCTAGGAATTTAAACGCTCAGAAATTAACAGATGAAGCAGCTGTAGCTCAGATTCGTAGAATGGAAGCTGAGTTCAGAGCAGATAAAAATAGATCAGTAGCTGACTCACATCAAGGTGCTCATATAACAGAGCAACATCCACATGAAGTATGGGAGACACAGCAACGTATCAGGAAGGAATGGGGTGCAGAAGATGGATCTACGGGTTCAGTTACTACTCCAGTTCAACGTGAGCGTATAGCTAGAGAAGGAGACATTAGTGAAGATACGGCTGAAAGTATCCTACGTAAGCTATATAGTGCTGATAAATTTAGAAAGGTTATAGACGCTGTTAGAGCTGGCAGACAGTCACTAGTAGATGTATTTGGTGACAATATAATGGCTCACCAACGTATTACAGAAGGTAGAAATGCTGCAGATATGTCAGCTGAAGAATACCTTGCTGAACTATATAAAGCTAAAGATTCATATGCTGTTACTGACTCAGCTGGTGAAGTTATAGATACAATAGAAACATTTACAAGTAAGAACATAGTAACTACAGATTTAATTGTAGGTACCTTACTACATCAAATAAGGGATACAGGAATTGCTGGTAGAGAACTAGCAGACATAGTAGATCTTGGTGATATAGATGGACCTGCAGCTCAAGTTGTAGATACACTTCTTACAGCCCTAACAGAAGTTAAAAAAGCTAGAATTATAAAATCACAGAACTTCAGAGAGATAGGTGCAGGTAAGCAAAGAGACTTCTTAGAATCTACGTTGACTCAAGAAATGGCTGATACAAAGGATTCCATTATGACAATCCTAAAGATCGCTAAAGATGATGCTCCAGAAGGTTTGATGAATGCTTTGTTTGAGACATTCTCCTCCATGAAGACTGTCCAAAGTCTAGATGATTTTGATGCATGGGCAAGAAAGATGATCAAAGGTGGTAAGATTGATCCCAAGGGACCAGATCGTACAGGAGCCTTGATAAGAGAACTACAGGGTGTAACTATACACTCTATTTTAAGTGGTCCTAAGACCCCAGCTAGAGCTATATTAGGTACAAGTACAGCAACATTTCTACGTCCTATGGCAATCACTTTGGGTGCTGCTATGAGAGGTGATAATGCTACTATGAGAGCTGGTTTATCTTCTATGAATGCTATGATAGAAGCTATACCTGAAAGTTTTCAATTATTTAAAACTAAACTAGATTCATATTGGAGTGGTGATGTATCCAGTATGAAATCCAGATACTATGAATTTACAAGATCTGATGATAACTGGGAGATACTAAGACGTTGGGTTGAAGATAGTGGTAGAGCTGGATTAGGAGATAAAATTATGTTTGCTGTAGCTAACCAAGCTAGAGCATGGAATAATAATAATTTCTTAACTTATTCTACCAAGCTTATGGCTGCTACTGATGATAGTTTTAGATATATCATTGGAAGAGCTAAAGCTAGAGAAAAAGCTATGCGTACTGTATTAGAGATACAAGGTAAGAATGGTAAAATACCTAATATCAATAGGAATGTAATGCAAGCTTATGAGCAAGATTTCTATGCTCAGATATTTGATGCTGATGGAAACTTAATAGATGATGCTGCTAAATTTGCTGCTAAGGAAGCTACTTTAACACAAGATCTAACTGGGTTCTCTAAAGGATTAAATGATGTATTCACTGCTAATCCATGGGCTAAACCATTCTTCCTATTTGCCAGAACTGGTGTAAATGGTCTAGCACTAACTGCTAAACATACACCTGGATTTAACTTCTTAGTAAAAGAATTCAATGATATAGCTAGAGCTACAGTTGATAACTTAGAAGATGTTAGAATATATGGTATTAATTCTGCAGAAGAATTAGCTAATGCTAAAGCTCTACAAGCAGGTAGATTTGCTATGGGTTCTAGTTTAGTATCTATGGCAATCATAAGTTACTTAAATGGAAACATAACAGGTAATGGACCAATAGATAGACAGAAAAGACAGATGTGGATAGATGGTGGTTATAAGCCAAGAACTATTAAACTTGGTGCTGTAAGAATAGGTTATGATTCTATTGAACCATTTAACCAAATCATATCAACCATAGCAGATGTAGGTGATTACAGTATGCTAATGGGTGAGCAATGGACTGAAGAGCAATTCCAAAAAATATCTCTTGTTATTATGCAAGCTATATCTAGTAAGTCTTACTTTGCTGGTATGCAACAGTTTGTCGATCTTGTAGCAGGTAAGCCTGGACAACAAGAAAGAATTCTTGCAGGTTTAATGAATAACCAAGTACCTTTAGCTGGATTAAGAAACGAGTTAGGTAAATTACTAAATCCTCATATGAAGGAAATAGGTTCTGGTGTATTACAAAGTTTACGTAATAGAAACTTAATGTCAGAATATATAGCTGGAGAAGACTTACCTACTAAATATGATATGTTAAATGGTAAACCTATTAAAAATCATGATTTTATGACTAGAGCTTTTAATGCATTCAGTCCTATATCATTGAATCTAGATGAAAGTCCTGGTAGAGCTTTTCTATTTGCTAGTGGTTATGATACAACAATGTCAACTTATTTCTCACCAAGAGGAGATGACTTATCTGATTCACCACGTATAAGATCTAAATTCCAAAGAGCTATAGGTCAACAGAATCTAGAGTATAAATTAGGTGTACTTGCAGAAGATCCTAAAGTTTTAGAATCTTTAGCTATAATGGAAAGAGATAGAAACTCTGGTAAAAGAGGTATATATGATGAAAATGATTATTTCCATATAAGAAAAATAGATCAAATATTCCAGGCAGCTAGAAAAGCAGCATGGGCTAATATAATGAATGATCTAGATGTATCCACACTTAGAAAAGAGCAACAAGATAAAAAGAAATTAAAGAATTTAAAGAAGATTCAAACAACAAATATCCAACCTATTCTCAATCTACCTTATAAATAAACATGGCGACAACAACCTTTCATGAATACACAGGGGATGGGTCAGATAAAACATTTGATTATTCATTCCCAACCTACTCTGTAGGAGAAGTAGTAGTAGAAGTAGATGGTGTATTAGTTAATAACTATACAGTACCTAGCTATGATACTACAGGTACAAAAACAGTTACATTTGATAATACTACAGGTACTGTAAATACAAATGTATGCGAATCTGATGGTTCACCTAAAGATACACTGATAGTTAGAATTAGAAGAGATACAGGTGTAGATACTGCTAAAGCTACTTATGCAGCTGGTAGTGCTATTAAAGCTGCAGATCTAAATGCTAACCAAACACAAATATTAAGAGCATTACAGGAAGAGCAAAGTACTACAATAAGTACAACGCAAATTAGAGACAATGCTATTACAAGTGCAAAGATAAAAGATGGAACTATTGTTAATGGTGATATAAATGCGTCAGCTGCAATAGCTGGTACAAAAGTAACCCCATCGTTTGGATCACAAAACGTATCTACAACTGGTACAGCAGCTACAGGTGCTCTTACAGTTACAGGTGCTATTGCTGTATCTAGTACTGTAGATGGTAGAGATGTAGCAGCCGATGGTACTAAATTGGATGGCATTGAAACGGCAGCTACAGCAGACCAAACAGCCTCTGAAATAAGAACTCTTGTAGAATCAGCTTCAGATAGTAATGTCTTTACAGACGCTGACCATAGCAAGCTAAACGCTATAGAAGCTTCAGCTACTGCTGATCAAGATGCTGCAGAAATAAGAGCACTTGTAGAAAGTGCTAGTGATTCAAATGTCTTTACAGATGCTGATCATACAAAACTAGGTAATGCTGTAACACTTACCGATACACAAACACTTACAAACAAAACATTAACCACACCTGTTATTAATGATCTTAGTGGTACTGCTGTTGTTACTTCTGGTACTTCTACGAGTGATAATAAGACTTACTCAGCAAAGAGAGCAGGTGAAATATTCTACGGAAAAGATACTGTAGGAGAGATTCAATCAGGTGAAACTTGGAGTGCTGCTGATGATAAAGTTGCAACTACCTCTGCGATTGATGCGAGGATTGTTGACCTTGTAGATGATGTAGGTGGTTTTGTACCAATAGCAAATGAAACATCTTTTCCCACTGCTAACCCTGACGTTAATAATGGTGCAGGTACTCTTGTTAGTATCAAGGCTCTCGCTAGTAACCTTACCTCAAATGGGTCTGGAGTGGCAACGATTGCTAACGGTGCAGGTACTGGTAATACAGTAACTATCAACGGACTAGCTAATAGCACAACTTATGCTGCTACTTTTGGGATGATTGTAGAAACAACTACTACATTACATACTTATTCATTCCATAGACAAGTACCAAAAGCTACAGAAGTAACTACAGTTGCTGGAAATATATCTAATATCAACTCTGTTGCAAGTAATTCAAGTAACATTAACTCAGCTGTAAGCAATGCTTCAAATATAAATAGTGCTGTAAGCAATGCTAGTAATATCAACTCAGTAGCTGGAAATATTTCTAACGTTAATACTGTTGCTGGTAATAACACCAACATTAATGCAGTTGCAGGTAACGCTACTAACATCAATACTGTAGCTGGAGCTAATTCTAACATTACTTCAGTAGCTGGATCAATAGCTAATGTTAATACAGCAGCTTCTAACATATCTGATGTTAATAGTTTTGCTGATTTATATCAAATAGCTACATCCGCACCTAGCACAGATGGTGGAGGTAATTCTCTAGCAGCTGGTGATATGTGGTTTGATTCGTCTTCAAATAAAACTTTAAAAGTCCATAACGGAACTGCATTCCAATCAGTATCGCCTACTCAATCGGTATTAAATGATATATCTATTGTATCTGGTCAAATTACTTATCTTGAAGATTTAGGTTCTATAGCAGATGCCTTAACAACTGGTACTGGTAATAATATTAATACAGTTGCAACGTCTATATCTAATGTAAACTCAGTTGCTAGTTCTATATCTAATATTAACGCTGTTGCAGCTGACGCTACTGATATTGGAGCTGTAGCAGCTAAAGCTACAGAGATAGGAAGACTAGGTACTGCTGATGCAGTATCTGATATGAATACGTTAGGTACTACAGCAATCGTATCCGACATGGATACACTAGCTGATATATCAAGTAATATTTCGACTGTAGCTGGTATATCTGCAAACGTAACTTCTGTAGCTGGTATAGCTAGTAATGTAACTTCTGTAGCTGGAAATGCAACAAATATAAATGCTGTTGCAGCTGATTCAAGCGATATAGGAGCTGTTG